GCCTGAAGCAAAGGTACAAGAAGTTCTGCTGTAAGAGCATCTTGGGCTTTAGGAAGTGGTAGGCTAACAACATCTCCTACCGCAGTCCCACCTAATCCTTCGGCGACTTGTTCAGCATCTAACGAATAAGTTGTAACTGGAACTTTCTTCTCTACGATAGCTCTAGCTGAGAGAGCTGAAGTGAGAACAGCAATCTCTTTATTCTGTTCAACATTCTGCTCTTGGAGATAGGATATCTGTTGGGATATCTGCGTTTGAAAAGCTTTATTCTGTGCTGCCTGATCTGAAGCGATAATCTGAAATTTCTTAGCTGTTGCATCGTCATGTTTGGCGACTATACTTTCCACCCCATAAACGCCACCGAACGATAGCAAGACTACCAAAGCCAAAGACAGTAAGTGGGCTTGTACCCACGATATATCAGTTGTTATACTCATGGTGCTAGGACCCAAGATTGGGTGGGTCCAATACCTCCAAAGTTAGACTCTCTCCACTGTTTGCTGCTATGGTCATCTTACCGATTAGGTCGGTAAAGGCTGCTCGGGATTGTGATATGAAATCGACTGAATGGCCGAGACCTACGAGGATACAACCTTCTGTGTCCTTCGCTGTATTGCCCCAATGCATCAGGATGAATTGACGATTAGGTACGTTCATAAGGTGTGGTACATTTGCTCCCATCTGTCTTTCCCAGGGGTCAGATGAGCCTTCAAACTTCGGTGAAGGTCCTAAGGTAATATTGTAGGTGCCAGCCTGTATGCAGGACCCCGATAAGCCGCTTGCGTGAGGTTCTTCCAGAGTCCAGCATTCCAGCGCATTATCGATAAACAAATTCCCGCAAGTGGAGTTCGCTGTCAGGTTAATGCGCTGAAGGGCTAAGTTCATTACCGGTGGCCTGTTTCCAATTCCTTCTGCGTAAAGGGTTCAAAGGGTACATCCATTTGAGTTCCAGAAGAAGCTGAGGTAAGAGGCTTGCCTTGTCGGGCCATGATTTCTAGCATCTTCTTATCTGCCGTTGGGCGATAGATTCGAAGGTCCGACTGAGTTCGTACTTTAAGAATCCGACGTAGTTCCCCTGCAACATCAGGGTCTACGAAATGCCGTCCCGGTCCATACTGCTCAAGATTAATTGAGATGTAACCGAACGGCTGGTCAAACAGGTCTGTGTCCGGGATATCAACGTATTCCCAGTTTTCTTCATTGGCGACGAACTCTGCATGTTCTTTCTGATACTGTTCGCCAGCCTTTTTCTTGTTAAGTTTCTCCTGCGCGGTAGCAGAGAGATTATGCCTAATGATAGTCTGTGTGCTGTTGTCAGCCATTTCTTTATCCTTATCCTTGTGGGAAAGTTTGTATGGATAAGGGGAGACTTTTGTGGTCTCCCCCATCCAGAGGTTAAATCAACAACTATTAGTTGTTGACCGATGCCTGTCCAGCAGACGCAACCTGATACAACCACGCTTGGTTAGTGATGATCGCCTTGAAAGCGAACTTATAACCAATCTTACGCGATTGCTGCAAGGTGTCAGTCTGTCCACCAGGAGCAGCCGCATACACGCGCAGGTTCTGAAGTTCCGAAACCTGATACGCATTGCGAGCGATTGCAAACGAGGTATAAACCTTGTTCGCTGCACCGGAGGTAGCCTGAGTGAACGGAGCAAAGCCAGGAGCGTTGCTCTTGACAATTCTCCATCCGGCTAGTTCCTGAACTTCGCCCTTCCAAATGCGCTCGGGCTTGCCGAACTGGTTGGAAGCTTTGAAGTCAGGGTCTTGCTGCAAAGAAGCATGAACCTGGGGCGGAATGACGAAAACATAATCGCCATCGTCGAAGGGACGTGCGCCAGCATCCATCAAGGACGCATGGATTGCAGTCAAATCCACGTAGCCGACTTTATCGGACGCCGTGGTCGTTGCATTGGAAGTCTTGCCGTTCGGACGGTACACGTTAGACGCGCCTGCCAGAACGTTGAAAATAAGGATGTCATACGTTTCAGCAGCGTGCAAGCCGAGAACGTACAGGGCGCGACCAACCACGTCGTGCTTGCTGGTCAGTTCCGCAAGGTCCGACAGACGGAGCAATTTCCCGTACTGTTCGGCAACTGCGGTGAACTGAGACATTTGGAGACCGTCTGCGTCCGGCTGCACACCTTCAGTCAACTGAACCGGAGCAGTCGTGGTAGCGAGCTTCTCCAAACGGTTGAACTGAATGGTTTTAGACGAGTTAGACGGAATCGGGTCTTTGTCTCCGAACTGGTCGAGCACAGTGATAAGCACTGCAACTTCGAGCAGCTTGGCGGAGAAATAGGTTTGCTGGTCAGATGCGAGAGAACCCGCAGGACCCGGAACGCCGGTGGAACCAGTGACAACTGAAATGATATCGTCGCCGAACCCAAAGGCAATCCCGATGAAGGTGAGAAAATTCTTAAACATTCTGTATCCTATTGACTGGTTAGAAGTTCATACTGACGCCACGAGCTTCAGCTTCCGCAATCGTTGCCCTAATACCTTCGAGAGTACGAAGAGTAGGAGAGGCAACCTTCTGAGGAATACTTTGAGTCGTTGGTGCCATCGTTGTTCTTACAACCTGAGTCGTTGGTGTGTTCTGAGGCGCAGTCTGTTGAACAGTTTGCTGTGCTCTCAGGAGGTCGGGCGCTGCAATCCCCTGTGCTGTCAGATGGGCTAGCTTGTATAGCCCCGGCAGACGGGCTGCTTGAGAGGGTTCCCTCTCGCAGATAGAGATCGCTTCGGCCAGTTCAGGAGAAGCTTCAAGAGCCTTAGAGTAAGCAGGAGACCCAAGAAATTCCTTCGCAGCAGGAACCTGAGCCAAGAATTGCTGGCTGGCTTGCTCACGAGCGGCATTCTGAATCACAGGTTGCAATGGTTTGAACGTATCCATCAGCAATTTAACTTGAATGTCCCGGTAAGCTTTCGGGTCATTCTTATTAGCTGCTTCGGTTAGGTCCTTAACATACAACTCTGCGTTTTGGGAATAATCTGTCTGCTGTACTGCTTGTTGCTGTTGTTGAACTTGTCCTACGGGTTGATTTGTAATTGGATCAACCCCTGTAGTCAAAGCAAATCGCTGACGCAATTGCTCGATTAAGGCATCTTTTGCGTTGATACCTTCCACAGCCGCATCCGCTGTCTTATACTTTGAAACCTGACCTTGCAAGAAGAAATCACTTGCTACCGGCGTTTGTGTTACCGGTGTTTGGGTCGGGGTTTGAGCGGGAGTGGCTGCTACCTGCTGTTGGGTTTGCACCGGTTGTGCCGGGGCGGACTGAACGGTTGGCTCCGCAGGAAATAACGAGTCAAACATTCCATCATCGAGGCTCGCAGGGGCATTGCCTAACTGAACTACACCACCGGGAGCTACTGCTTCTAATTGGGCTGAAACTTCTTCAGGCATATCATCTCCGCGTGTTGTCACGCATTGAAATTCGGCTTGTGGCCGGGACTAGTCTAGCTTTACGAGCTGAGACTGCAATTCTTTGAAGGCATCCTCATCTTCCTTCATGGCATCCTTAGCAGTTGCGGCTGCACGCGTTGTAGCGGCGGCCAACTGCTGAGTCAACCAATTACACCAAAAAATTCCGCTCTGAAGAAACTCTACATCTCGAAGACCGTTGTGGCGATCTTGCGATAGTTTCTGTTTGAGGAGAGCAGATTGAATCTTAAGCCTATCGGTAAGGATCAGGAAGCCAGGATGCGCGGCTAGCGTCATCACAGTCTCACGAGATTCCTTATCCCAACCTTGGGCAACAGGTCGAGGCTTTTCGAGTTCAACTATCTTATATTTAATGACTTCAACAGGGACTTCCTTTTCAACTGTAATAGTACATCCCTGAAAAAAATCCCTCAACACTCCCATACTCGTCTCCTTAAGATTTAGCGTCAGGCCAAGACTTCGTAGCACAAGACGAGGCAGTCGAACGAGTGGCTGCAACACCGGCCATCGTATTCCCACCGACACCTTCTTGGAACTTATTCACACCTGCACCATG